ATCGCTTTCATTTTTTGTTTTACCGGTGTATCGTTTAGAACAGTTGTTTAAGTCATAGCGCATTTGATTTTCATCAACAAGGGCCGATGCTATCATCGTGTCTACAATTTTACCGCTGACACTTAAACCGAGCGCTCTAATCCAACACACGTCATACATGGCGTTGTGAAATATTTTTATAGCTGGTGTATTTAATACACCTTGAAACCACGTTAAAACTTTTTTACGATCCATGTTGCCGCCACCTTCGTGTGCAATAGGATAGTAACCTGACCATCCTGGTACAGCTACAGCAATTCCTGTAACATCTCCTCTACCAACTACAGATCCTGATCCCATTTTTATTAAATCTGGATCTTTAGTTTCTAAATCAATTGCAATCTCATCATACTTAGATAAGTCTGGAAAATTTTCTGGTGGTAACCATTCTGTTTGTGGTTTAAAAAGTGGTATTTGCATTACTTATTTTCCTTCCATTTGTTATAACCTTCAATCCATGAAATTTTATTTTTTTTTATTTCGTTGGGATAGTCTCTATCAATAGCCATATCAATGTAATGTTTAGCTTTTAATAAATCTTCTTTCTGATTTTTTTGTTTGTGTCTGCACAAATATTTTATAGCGTTCCCTTCTGCAAACGGCAAGTTATTTTTATTTATAAACTCTGATGGCTGTATAACCATGCTTCGGTAGTGATTTCCGCCTACCTGCTTTTTATATATATCACTCATATCATAAATCCTTTCTCATATTTTTTTGGTTCTATTATGTGTAAATTTTCTTTTGTTCTAGTTGCACCAACATAAAACAATCTGTTTTCATCGTCTGGATCTCTTTCATAACCTTTCATAGTATTTTGTGTTAGATCAGTTAATAACACAACATTCTGTGATTCACCACCTTTAGCTCCATGTATTGTAGATAATTCTATTCTTGGTTTTTCATTTAATCTTTCTCCATTTTTTCTCATCTTTCTTAAATAATCTACTTTAGTTTGTCCGGCATCATCAAACGCTTCGTACCAAACTGTTTTAATTTGTAGACCATAATCTTTTGTTAATTGATCTATTCCGTAAAAAGATTCTTTAGCCATACCTTTTATTTTTTTCTTATGCCAATGTTTAGGTCCCATGTATTTAGATATATTTTCTATTTGTTTGTAAGAAATTAATTGGCCTTGTCTTAAATGTTCCCAAGCAGTAGCTGCTTCGTGTAAATCTTTTTCTGTGCCTCTTCTATATTTTGATGAATAATAAAGTCCACGTTGATACAAAGACTCTTCTACATCTTTTAATAAATGTTTTGTCCTAGCTAATACTAACCACTCTCCCGATGACATATTAATTGTGTCAGCATTGTAGTGTCTATGTAAATTCCCTTGTATGGTTTTTGGTTGCCATGTTTTATCTATTCTGTTTCTAATTCTATTAATTATACCCATTGCAACACCATGTACTTTAGCAGGTATTCTAAATGATTGTGTTAATGGTAAATATTGTCCTTCTAATGCTATAAAAGAATCTACATCTGCACCAGCCCATTTGTATATTGCTTGATCATCATCTCCTGCAATAAAAGAATCTTCAGTTTTATTCCAAATAGTTCTAGCCATATCCCACTGCATTAACGATAGGTCTTGTGCTTCATCAATAAATACCACATCAAACTTTGGTGATTTATCTGACTTAGTAAACTCTGTAATCATGTCGTTAAAGTCAATTAAATTATATTCTTTTTTATATCTTGATAATTCATTGTTTATAATTTTAAGTGTGCTTCGCTCCAGGTCTTGTGTGTGTTCATGTAAATTAAACTGTTGTTCTGGTGTAATGTTTCGTAGTTGTGCTAGTTGTATAATTCTTAAATATTCACTATCAGAATTAAATGCACTGCCTTGATCTTCTTGATAATCTGCATAGGTTACAGGAAAACCTAACTTCTTTCCTAAATCTTTGTAATGTCTTTGTTGCATAACTTGATCTTTTTTTATTCCAAGTTTTCTAAATGCTAGTGAATGTAATGTTCTAAAGTATGGAAGGTCATCTTCTGTAAGATTAAATTTTTTTATAGCTCTGTTTCTTGCTTCGTATGCAGCTTTCTGTGTAAATGCAAAGTATCCAACTTTATCAGGATCTGTATTTTTTAAATAATCATCAACTTTATTTAACAAAGTTGTAGTTTTACCTGTGCCTGGTGGTCCTAATACTATTGTTCTCATTAATAAGGATCTTTTGGTTTAAGTTCTTTTTGTGTATAATCTTCTGTCTTTTTATCAAATTGTTTTACAACAAATACAGATATTCTTTCTTTACCAATACGTTTGTCATCACAATTACAAGTTTCTTTTAACATTTGCGCAGTTCTAGAATATTGTACATCCCAACGTTTTCTAATTAAAAATTGATTATAAAATTTATCAAATATAAAATGATGATAACCATCTTTAGTTAACACACCACCTCGTTTTAAATCTTTAATGTCAGAACCTATGTGTCTATCTAAACAAAACTCTTCTAAATGATTTTGTAATTGGTCTTGAGTAGTTACACCTTCTGGTGGATCTATTGGTTCGTGGTTCTTCATCAGTGGATTTATTATCATGTCCCAATCTTTTGGTTTCACTGTTGGTGGTTTAAAATCTAATTGTTCCATACATGCTTCTTGAAATAAACTTTGTTGTTTTAAAAATTTTACATTCTCCAGGTGTAGTCGTTCACCATCTACATTAAGATAATAGTATGGTTTTTCTAATTTAATTTTTTGTAAGTCAGTTAGTGCAGGAAATACTATTTCTTCACCAATACCAAATTTTCTTTCTCTACATAATTTTTTATCACAAAGATTACACATAGGTGTATCATTACATTTGTAACCCCATTCTTTTTTATCGTGTTGTCTTTTAATTATTTCTACTTCGGACTCACTCAATGGTGTTGTTGATGCTGTTGCATTAAACAAAGTCATCTTACTTTTCCATTCTGCTGGCCATTTCTTTTTAGCGTATACACCAAAATGAAACATAGAATTGTTTCGTCCACCCTCTGGTATTTTGTTCATAGCCATAAGTTCTATACATGGTGGTGCATCAGAATATTCTGATTGTGGTCTTTCTATTTTTATTTTTGTAATGTCTGTTTGTTTAACAATGTTATATATTGTGTAAAATTCTTCTAATGTTGCTGCACTACCATCTTCTTTAAATGCATATCTAGTTGTATTGTCACCATTAAAATATGGTAAGTTTAAAAAATTTCCTGTGTCATCTGATGATTTTAATTGTATTTGTTTTGGAAAAACTTCTGATCCGCCGTATCCTAGTAGTGTTTTTATTTCTGTTAGTTTGTCTCTCATTCTTTCTGCTGCTACTGGTTCTGTGGAAAAAAGAAATACGTGTGCTCCTCCACTCTTTGACCTACACACAGCCAAAGGAAGTTTAAATTGTTTTATTTTATTTATTAATTTTTTATGATCAAATCCTGCGTAAGAATCTATGTCTACACAACCCCACACACATTGATTATCTTCGTTAATTGGTATGATACCTAGACTTTGTGTACCATTTAAATGCATGGTCCACAGTTCCGTGGTCACTGGTTGACGTACTACAAATGATTGTCCTTTTAATTTGACACCATTTTCTGCAGGTGCACTTACTTTAGTGCAACCATGAGCACGTTCTAATCCTTGGAATATGTTTTTAAAATTTTCTACTGACATAAATTAAAAGTGGGCGTTTCCACTCTCGCTTTGACGCCCACTACCTAGGATTCGGTTAGTATGGTGTACTATTTGTTTCCTCTGATCCATGTTTAGCTTGAACTTCACCTTTGCCTACTCGCTCAGCAAAGTTTTTCGCTATGTCATAGATTGATTTGTCAGTAACAGGACCAACTTTAGTTACATCCCATCCAAACCATGTTCCTTTGTCATTAGACATCTGAACAGTTTTTAGATTATAAATGTGGCTGTAAGTTGGCGGTGTAAATAATCCGTTCTTGCCCTGCATTTTAATTCCCATCATCATTGAGTTCCACTTTCTACTAACTTTTAATTGAGTAGCTTTCATAGAAATCAAAGCTGTGGTTGGACTGTCTCCCATTAATATTACAAAATGATTAGCAGTGTTCTCCAAATAATTACCATTTGGTAATCTATCTTTGTAAGATTTATCACGAGTAGTTGTACTCACGATATCACTGTCTGCCTCGTGAATTGCAACAGGTGCTCCTGTGCTTACTCCACGATCTGCCCACTCAATATATTGTCTTTTGTAAAAGACAGGTATAACGTTTATAGCGCTATACAACTCATTGGTAACAGTATTGATTATCTTGCCTGGCTCTGCGCCCTCGACATATTTTCCATGAGTCTTGTTGACTTCTGGAGATAATTGTCCCAAAACTTTTAAGAATGGTAACGCAAGATCTTCTTGCGATATGTTTTGAGAACCTTTGTTTGCATCAGCTTCAAATAAATTTGCAGATAATGCTCCTTCTTTTTTCGTTGCTACTTGGTTCATAGTTATTGTTTCCTTTTTATTGTAGTCTTATTTCCAACAAATATGTTGAAAAGTTCCGTTGGCATTTCTTTTCCTGCCTCTATACGCTCACGGACTAACGCTTTAAGAGTCATGGGTTCTACCTTCATCTTTTGTGTCGGTTGAAACCCACGCTCTTGTGCAAGGTTGGCATAATCAGCCGCCTTGTTTTCTTCGTTACGACCAAAAGATACGGATATCTCGTTTTTGATTATATCTCCTAATCCATTGTTACGAAGCCATTTAAACGCCGCCTCTTTATTTGCTACAGTAATTGTAGCGCTGTAATGCGGCTTAACATCTACTGAAGATCCATCCATAAGTTTTAAATGAGATAAACCCATTTCACTCATCATAGTTGGAAT